CTAATCGTAATGAACTCTTGACTATCATGGTAGATGATGCGGTGATCAAGGGAGAAATTGATACCATGATTACTGGCGGAACCTCTGCTGGTATTAATTATACTACTACCTCTGTGACTAAGTGATATGAGATTTAATATTTCAAGTGAAGTATCCTCTGTTATTCCAGAGCATGTGGGAGTAGATTCTCCTGATATCCTGGTATTCATGGAGAAGTATCTGGAGTTCATGGAGACAGAAAATAAATCTTTATTCTATCTCAATACACTGGAAATGGATCGTGATATTGATCTAACGCCTACTGAGTTTCTGACCAGATTACAGAATGAGATAGGGCAACCTATTCCTCGTTCATTCGCTGCTTCTCCTAGATTATTGTATAAGCATTTAGTGGAGATATACCGGAGCCGTGGGACCATAGATTCTATTAAAGCATTCTTTAGATTCTTTTATGATGATGAAGTAGAAATATATTTTCCCAAGGATGACATGTTTATTCCATCTGATGGTAAATGGTTTTCTCAGAGGGAAGCCGTGATCGATGATCCTTCTAATTATACTCCTTCATTTACATATACTATATCTGGTTCCTCTTATGGGAAAGTGATATCTGGTCCAGATGATAATGGAGTCACTCTGGGTGGATATGATGATCCCCTGGTATACTTAAATGGTTCCAGAGTAACTAATCATACTACCTCTGTAAAATCTGGTTCCACTGAATTAGAATACTATATTACCATGGCCCTGGATCTTGTGAATAATGATGTCATAGAGATATATGATACCGGATCATTTACTGTTAATGATGGGTTTGTTTCTGATGATAAGAAGTTACAGGATTCCTATTACTATCAAAAGTTTTCTTATGTTCTACGGACAGGTAGTAATGCAGACCTCTGGAATAATGCATTCAATAGATTAGTACATCCGGCAGGTTTTATTTTCTTTGGTGAGATATTACTGACCATATACTTGAACTCTATTCTCTCGATGCAACAGCCCGGAAGACAGACAGGTGGTCTTCCCATACCTATCGTTATTCCTTCCATGATGGCAGGGGCACCTGACTTTAGTAATCAATACCATAATAATATACTCTCTACATATATACTAAAGGAATTCAAGTTCCAGCATCATCACCTTGTATTTGGGATGAGGGAATACTTCGATAGATTTAAATTTAAATTAACTTCCCCTATTCATAATTGGTCTTCTACTACATTCACAGATATAGAAGGTAAGATTGTGGATGGGAATATAGAACCAGAAATAACAATCACTACTCCATAGTGATATAATCATATAAATAAAACATACTCCACAGGGAATAACAGATATGACAGCTATCATTACAAGCCAATTCAGATTAGATATGGCAAAAAAACTAATTGCCGATATTACTTCGGCATCCTATTATCTATTCATAGGAAGGTCTGAGGCATGGTCTGATGATGCTGCTCCTGATGCTCCTTATGATAATCAATACTCTACTTTATTTGATGCATATCAAAGGATGCAGAGTCTAAAGTTAATTGCAGATGCAGATGTTACATTCGCATCTCCAAGGAACCAATGGATCTCTGGGACCACATATGACGAGTATGATGATCGTGATACTACCCTAGAGTCCAAGAAGTATTATGTCATCTCTGATAATAATAATGTATACATTTGTCTGAGATCAGGAGGAACGTCTTCAAAGAATCCTGATACCACAGGTATTTCTACTTCTGGTGTAATTGATTTTACGGGGGATGATGGATACATATGGAAATATTTGTTCACTCTTACCACAGATAGTGCGACTAAGTTTCTGACCTCGGCATTTGTTCCTGTGACATATCTTTCCTCGGACCCTGGTTCCAGTGCAGATACAGCACTCCAGAATCAATGGGACGTTCAGTCTAATGCCGTGGCAGGTGCCATACACAATGTAAAGATTGTGGCCGGTGGTTCTGGGTACACAGCGACTCCTACTATTACCGTGAATGGTAATGGGACAGGATTTGCAGGAACAGTTACCACGGCATCTGGTGTTGTCACTGGTATCAATATTACGAATTATGGTTCTGGATATTCTGAGGCAGATGTTACTATTACTGGTGGTAATGGAACAGGTGCCACGGGACGAGTTGTCCTGGGACCCATTGGCGGATATGGTGCCGATCCTCGTGTAGACCTTCGTTCTCATTATGTCGCCCTGAACAGTAGATTAGTATATGGTGATGGTTCCGGTGACTTTATTGTGAATAATGATTTTCGTCAAATAGGAATTGTAAAGGACCCATATAATTATGGAACAACCACGGTATCAACTTCCGATACAATGTCAGCAACTAAATCTCTGACCGTTGCAACAGGTGGTTCATTTGCCCTTGACAGTATTGTAGAGGGAACCAGTACAGGTGCCAAGGGAGTAGTAGATTATTATGACTCTACTAATGGTATCATAAGATTTCATCAAACAGATGTAACAGGATTTAAATCTTTTAGTACATCTGATTTTGCTAGATTAGATGGTGCCTCTGGAACGGGGCAGGATGTAACGGCTGTAAATAATACAGAGGTCGCAAGATATTCTGGTGATGTTATATTTTTAGAAAACAGGACACCAGTTACTCGTGCAGCAGACCAAATTGAAACAATCAAGATTGTTTTAGAATTATAAAGGAAATATAAACAATGTCAGTTAAGTTTAATATAAAACCATACTTTGACGATTTCGAAACCGCAACGTCAGTTGATGATCTTTCTCCCAAGGAGAAGTATCATAAGATATTATTTCGTCCGTCACATGCAGTACAGGCTCGGGAACTAACACAGATACAGTCAGTTCTTCAGAATCAGGTAACCCAGGTAGGTAACCATCTTTTCAAAGAAGGTGCCATGGTCATCCCTGGTCATGTATCTGCCTCTACTACTGTAGATTATATTAAACTCCAATCCTCTAGTGCCGCTGATTTATCGTCACTCATAGGATTAACTATTGCTGCATATGATACTGGCACATCTAATCTGACCACTAATCTAAAGGCACTGGTTGTCGCAGTTGCACCTGCCTCTGGTTCTGATCCAGATACCATTTATCTTCAGTATGAAAATTCAGGTGATGGTCAAGAGAAGGTATTTGCTGCCTCTGAACATCTCAAGGATATCGGGTCATCTGGTTATTCCATGCAAGTCGCAACAGGAACTCCAGCTGGATTTGGTAGCGTAGCATTCCTTGAATCGGGCATCTACTTCATCAAGGGTAACTTCGTAGTAGTTCAAAAAGAACAGTTGATCATTGAAAAATATGGTTCTACTCCTACATATGATGTTGGTCTAAAGATTACAGAATCTATTATCACTTCGGCAGAGGATACTTCTCTTAATGATAATGCCAATGGAACATCCAATTATGCTGCACCGGGTGCCCATAGGTATCAGATAAAAACTTCCCTGGTCGCACAGGCCATTGGCACAGATATTGCTGGGACAGATGATGACTTCGTTCTTCTTATTCAGATTGATGGTGGAACTATTATCAATCATGTTCGAAGCACAGATTACTCGGTCATCGAGAAGACACTTGCCCGTAGAACATTCGATGAATCAGGAAACTATACGGTTCGTCATTTTGGAATTGATTTAAAAGAAGATACAGATATCAATAGTCCTGGTGATGCGACTAAGTTATCAGTGGGTCTTGATCCCAGTAAAGCATATGTTCAGGGATACGAAATTGAAACTCTATCTACTATCAGAGTTCCCCTTGATAAGGCAAGGGAAGCATCTCTGTTTGAGGCAGCAGCTCTTCCAGTTCTGATTGGTAATTATATTGATGTCACGGCAATGGAAGGTATGCCCGATCTATCTACATTCGAGACAACAGAATTATATAATGGATTAAATAAAACTGGGTCTATAATTGGGTGGGTGAGAATCCGTTCCATAGAAAGACTTACAGAAGGCACCAGTGGCAATTCATATGCAGACGCAACATTCAGAGTATATTTGTTTGATGTAAGAATGAATTCTGGTGATTTATTTAGCGATGCTAAGTCGATTTATAACTCTGATAACCCTGCCTTTCAGGCAAATATTGTTCTTAATTCTAATAGTAAAGCAGTAATAAAAACTCCTCAAAGAAATTCAATGGTATTCAAACTACCATTTGATCGTGTAAAGACTTGTGACTCTCAGCCAGATGGCGTTGCTGCTGATTTTAATTATGTGTATGATGTAGTAAAAGAGATTGGAACAGCAACCGCCTCGGGTGGGCAGGTAACTTATAGCACAGTAGGGGCAACGGAAACTTTTAATCCATGGTCATTTGGTGAATGGATTTTAACTGTCGTTACTGCTGGTTCTGGTGGTTCAGCATCGGGTTCTATAATTCATCTCACCTCTGCTAATGTAGCTATTGCATCTGGGTCTGGTTCTGTTGTTATATCGGTATCTGAACCTGATGGAACAATATTAAAATTGATAGCAGGGACAAGACGCTCGGCAATTCATAAGATGAAATCGTTGGTCCATTCTGGTAATATTGCAAACGAACAATTAGAGGCTATAACTACTCCTACATCTCATATGACACTGGAACGTGCTGATGGGTATAAACTTCTGGCAGTATATGATTCAGAAGACCCTGCTGTGAATGCTGCTTCTGATGGCTCTCATCCAGATGTAAAAGAATATTATGATTTTGATAATGGTCATAAAGATAACTATTATGATATGACCAGTATCAAAATAAAACCAGCAACCCAGTTTACTCCCAAGGGAAGATTACTTATAAAATATAGTTACTTCACTCATGAATCTGGTGATTTCTTTAGTGTCGATAGTTATGATGGCGTTATTCCATATGAAGATATACCCAAGTTTGTTTCCTCTAATACAGGTGATGAAATAGAACTTCGAAGTGCTATCGACTTTAGACCCAGAATGAAAAATACTGGTGGGGATTTTGATGATGGTGCTCATGGCGCAGGTGATGGTGCATCTATTTCTACATGTCCCAAACCATCTACTACATTCACCACAGATGTTCAGTATTACTTAAATCGATTGGATAAGATAGTCCTGGATTCCAAGGGCAATTTTAATGTCATTAAGGGTGTAGCGGCATTAGACCCTGAGTTGCCAGATTCGCCCAAAGAGTCTATGGTTCTATATCAAATGTATGTGCCTGCATATACATTTACTCCAGAAGAAGTTATCCCTAGATTAATAGATAATAAACGATACACAATGCGTGATATCGGAAAATTAGAAAAGAGGATTGATAATCTAGAATACTATACTTCACTTTCTCTCTTGGAATCTGAGGCAGCCAATAAAGATATTATTGATTCTGCAACTCAGACCACAAGACTTAAAGCTGGATTTTTAGTAGATTCTTTTAATACTCATAATGTAGGTAATGTTCATTCCCCTGAGTATAGGGCAGCAATGGATAGGGATAATCATAGACTCAGACCATTGTTCCATGAGAAGAATGCTGGTCTAAAATATAGTGTCACCAATTCTGCTAATGTTCAGAGAACTGGAGATTTGATTACACTGCCGTATTCAGAGACCACTTTGTTTAATCAGAACAAAGCCTCTAGCACCATCAACGTAAATCCATATGAAGTATTTGAATGGACAGGGACCGTAGAACTTTCCCCATCTACTGATGAATGGAAAGACACAGAGAATAGACCTGAGTTGGTAGTGAATCAGGTAGGCATATATGATGCCATGATGTCTATTATCGATGCCACTGATGCCATGGGAACTCAATGGAATTCTTGGCAAACCAACTGGACTGGTGTTGATGTATCTTCTGTTAATACTGGAGGTAGAAACTGGAATAGAACAGTTACCACTACAATTACTACTGAAGAACAGAGTCGTACTGGTATTGAGACATTCAATGCTCCTGATACTATATTAACGGATATTGGTGAGAGGGTAGTGGAAGTTAATTTTGCTCCATTCACTCGTGCGAGGTATGTATCATTTAAAGCTTCCCGTCTAAAACCTGATACTAAAGTATATGCTTTCTTTGATGGCATTGATATAAATGATTGGGCACGAGAAGACACTGTTACTGTTCCATTTGCTGGAACAGAAGCAGAAGTAGTTGCTGCCATGACAACGAATTATGGGGCATCGGTTGCTGGCACTGGTGATACTGCTCACCCACAGGGTGCTACAGATTTGATTACCAATGCTTCTGGTGAAATTATTGGTTCCTTCTGGATACCAAATACTGATGTTATTAGATTCAAGTCAGGAACTCGTGTATTCAGATTAACAGATGATCTTAATAATTCCCGTGCCACTGAAACTACTTCGGCATCTACTCAGTATATAGCACGGGGTCTCATAGAGACAAAGGAAAATGTTACAATCTCTACTCGTGTTCCTATGCTAGAGCAGCGTGAAGTATTCGAGGACAGGATAGTAGTAAACACAGATGTAAGAACCAATACTCAGTGGTGGGACCCTCTGGCGCAATCGTTCTTATTGGATAGTGATAAGCAACCTCAAGGCGGATTCATAACATCATTGGAATTATATTTTCATAAGAAAGCAGCTGCTATTCCTGTTACTCTTCAGATTCGTGAAATGGATCAGGGATTACCTACTGCTAGAATTGTTCCTTTCTCTGAGGTTACATTGCTTCCATCTGCTGTTAGTGTAGTAGACCTGAGTACTTCTAATCCATCTCCTGATGAGGTTACTAAATTTACATTTCCTTCTCCGGTATATCTACAGTCGGGTCAAGAGTATTGCTTTGTCATTATGGCAAATACCACGGAATATGAAGTATGGTTTGCTGGCATCGGTGAAGATAATTATACCACAGGTAAACGTATATCTAAACAGCCTTATGCTGGTGTTCTCTTTACTTCACAGAATGCAAGCACATGGACACCGGATCAGAATAAAGACCTCAAGTTCAAAATAAATCGGGCAGAGTTTGATATTACTCAGACCAGTAATCTTATTCTAGAGAATATAGATCTACCCACAGTTCGTCTGATTAAAAATGCTCTCAAGACAACATTGGATTCAGATGAGGTTCGTGTGTTCCATAAAAATCATGGGTTCATGGAAACTGCAAATTCTGTAACTTCAAAAGTTACTATATCAGGAGTCACTGGGTCTACTGTAAATGGTATTCCTGTTGCTGATTTGAATGGGACTCATGTTGTTAAGGATATAGAACAGGATTCATATGTAATCGAGACAGGATCAACTCTGACTCCAGCAGGCACTGTCACAGCAGGGATAGGTGGTGGAACAGATATGTATGCGACACAGAATGTATTATTCAATACATTTTATCCATCTGTTCAGTTACTCAATTTCCCTGTTACTAATGTTACATGGGGAGTTAAGATGTCATCTGGTTCTTCTTTGGGTGATGCTACAACTACACCCTACATACCAGAGTCAGCATATTCTCCTGTTATCGTGAACCGTAATTTCTCGACCACGAAACCAAGAGTTATTGCTAGTACTGACAATAAGAGTTCTAAGACATTCACGCTTCGTGGGACATTGGTATCTACTTCCGATTATGTTTCACCTATAATTGATTTGGAAAGATGTTCTGTCATAGGAATTCAGAATCGTATTGATAACCCAGTTGCTTCAGGAAGCACCAATGGGTTTAATGTGGTTGATGGATTTGTCGCAGAAACAGGATCAGAAGGTGGTTCGGCATTGGCAAAGTATCTGACCAAAAATATACAGTTAGGAAATGCATCAGATGAGATTAGATTATTCATTGATGTTAATAGACCAAGCCAAACATATGTTGATGTATACTATCGTTCTCATACAGATATAGAATTGATTGATAGTGAAGATTGGATATTAGGAACCCCATTAGAAGGCATTCCTTATTCTGACCAAGATAACTCTTTTCATGAGGTAGAATTTAATATTGTTCCTACTGAGTTATTTTCTGTATTTGCTATTAAGATAGTTCTGAAGTCATCGAATTCTTCTAGGATTCCTGTATGTCGAGATCTAAGAGCCATTGCAACTAAGGCATAACATGTCATTGATACCAGTAAAAGGTCATAAGTGGTTGTATAGAGATACAAATACAAATGCTATTATAAATATGGATACTAAGAATAGTAATCATGCTGCTATAAAACAAAAGATGATTGATCGTGATAATGATATACAATCATTAAAGAATGACATGGCAGAAATAAAAGATATATTAAAACAGTTATTGGAGAATTAGTAAATGTCAAAAGTAAGAGTATTAACTACCAATACATTTGATGATTGGAGGGTTAAAACAAATGAGATTGGTGCTGGATTGGGCGACATGGCTACTCTCACACCTAATGCTGTTATTGATTATACCAATAATATTACTGGTCAAAATCAAAGTGACTTTACGGGTACTCCAGCAACATTTAATGTAAAGATCAATATCAATGTATATGAAGTCACTATTGTGGGCGGAGGAACACAGTATGCGGTTTCTGATGTTATAATAATTCTTGGTTCGGAGGTTGGTGGTGTAGATGGCATAAATGATGTCACAGTAACAGTTGCAAGTGTAACAAATGCTTTTGCTATTGCTACGGTCACCGTAACAGGAACTCCTACAAAGGATATAGTAGCAGAGGTAAATCAGCTTAGAACAGATGCTGGAACATCTCCTACACAGACTGCTTTAACTACAACTGCCAATACATATTCTGGTGGTATCAACGAACTTGATGGACTGCAAGGTAATGTCGATATCAAAGGAGCAAAGACTCCTGGTTTACCTAAAGTAACATTCGCATCAATCACTGATGGTATCAAGAAGATAGATGATTTTCAGGGCAATGTCACTTTGCCTACCACTGCTCAAACGGTGTCAGGTGCACTGGCAGAACACGAAGCAGATATCGGAACAGTCTCCGCATTAACCACCACATCTAAGATTGTTGTCGGTGCTATAGATGAACTCAAGGTCACTGCTGATGATGCACAGTCAGAAATCGGTGGTAACATGGCATCCGATTATGATGGACCAGAGAATACAATAATCGGTGCTCTGGATTCATTGTATCTTTCTTCATCTACATCTACATTAGACCAGACATACCTGAAGAGGAATGGTTCTTTAGCTATGTTCACTGTAGCTGAGAGTGGCACAGCATTTAGATTAAGTGATGCTGGTATTACCGCATTGACACATGATTCAAATAATGTTGCAACGTATCATCCAATGTCATTTAATGTTGGTTCCGCATCCTCCAATACTAGAATGTATATTAAGACCAATGGTTATATTGGTGTCGGTAAAACTACTGGTATTAATTATAAACTTGATGTCTCTGGAACAGTCAATGCAGATGCATTGAGATATGGAACAGACGATACTGATGTAAGATATCTTAGAACCGCAAGAACAACAGAACAAGAAGTATCTACTCCAAATAAGTTTACTGGTGTATCCAAATTCGAAAAAGAATTATATGTTGGTGCTGAAAAGGTATATGATTCGGCCGCATCTGGTGGATATACTTTCACAGAATGGACACAGGATGTAATTGGTGGAACCTTTACATCGAATACTGAAACTGGTGGTATCTCGGCAGTATACGATGATCCCACAGGAAAAATAAGTCTTGCTATTGCTAATAATTCACATGACCATGTATCTACTAATGTATCAGATTGGGCAGAGGCAGTTCAGGACACAGTAGGTGCCATGATATCTGGCAACACCGAATCTGGTATCAGTGTTGACTATCAGGATGCTGATGGAACACTTGACTTTAATGTAAATGATCCGGTTCTTACTATATCGGGTGATGCTACTGGTTCTGCTACAATGACTAATCTTGGTAATACTAATATTGCTATTGATTTGACTGATGAAGCAGTTCAGGATATTGTCGGTGCAATGGTATCTAGTAATACCGAAACTGGTATTACTGTTGACTATCAGGATGCTGATGGAACACTTGATTTTGCTCTGACCGCTGACCCAGCTATTTCTATGAGTGGTGATGTATCGGCACCAGCAGTAACAATATCGAATCTGGCAACAGGCACTTATAATTTAGTGTCCACAGTAGCAGATAATTCTCATAATCATACAGCATCTAATGTATCAGATTGGACAGAATCAGTTCAGGACACAGTAGGTGCAATGGTATCTAGTAATAGTGAATCTGGATTAGTAGTTTCATATGATGATACTAATGGTAAATTAGATTTTAATGTCAATGACCCTACATTTAAATTGGTCGGTGATGTCACATCAGATACAGTGGTCCAGAGTAATTTAGGAAATGTTGAACTCACCACTACTCTTGACTTTAGTGCAATTGATTTCTCTGAGCAAGTAGAGGATATTGTTGGGGCAATGGTTACTGGCAATACTGAGACTGGTATTGATGTATCATATGCGGATAATGGAACTGGAGATGGCAAATTAAATTTTGCACTATCTAATGACCCTACTATTACTTTGTCGGGTGATGTTACTGGTTCTGCTCAAATGACTAATCTTAGTAATGTTACTATCGCAACTACATATGCTGCTAATTCAGTTGATTTGAATGCTGATACTTCTGGTGATTACGTTGCATTGGGTGCGACATCTGGTTCAGGTATTAGTGGTTCGACAACCCCTGGTGCAGGTCATAATGCTACCTTTACAGTGTATTCTAATGCGACCACATCAAACACTGCATCTACTATAGTATACCGAGATGGTAGTGGAGGATTTTCTGCTGGTAATATTAATTGTAATATTTTACATGGATCTGAAGTAAGAAGTGATGGTGAAGTGACAGCATATTATTCTGATGCTCGACTTAAAGATTTTGAAGGAGTTATTCCAGAGGCTCTGGATAAAGTAAATTCCATTAATGGGTATTACTTTAAAGAAAATAGTCTCGCAAAATCTTTGGGATATAAAAATCCAAATCGTCAGGTAGGTGTATCTGCCCAGGAAATTCAGGAAGTTCTTCCTGAATGTGTTGCAGAAGCAGCTATTGATCCAGAATATCTTACAGTTAAATATGAAAAACTTGTTCCTTTATTAATAGAGGCTATAAAAGAATTGTCATCTGAGGTTGATGAGTTGAAAAAAAGATGTTCACCATCTTCCTATGGGATTAAATAATGGCAGTAAAATCTTCTGGTCAGCTTAGTCTAAGTGAAATTCAGACCGAATTCGGCGGAAATGTTCCGCATGGAATAACAGAATATTATGCTCTAGAGGATGGAGCAGGTCTTCCTGCATCTGGTCCCATAGAAATGTCAGATTTTTATTCTAAATATTCTGACCACACTGGCACGGAAAATAGGGTCATTGAACCTCCTATGTATGCTAATGCAGGAAGTGATGAGGGGCATGGAAATTTCAATGGGTATCCAAGAAGACTTGTTCCAGAATTAAAATTGGATGGTAGAATTTTTAGCTCATTGACTATTACAATGAGCGCTGATTTAGATTATGGTTGTAATCTTTGGGTCCGTAAGAATAGTAGTAGTAATAGTGATTGGGGAAAAGTTAATACCACTAATGGTGTGACAACTGTTGTTGCAGGTAATGCAGAATCTAATGTTCTTTGTAGATTAGAACATGGACCTTCTGGAAGAGGTAGTGATGGTCCTTATACATGGTCATTTGATGGTACTTCACAAAGACCAGCAAAATCAAGTTCTGCTTATTCTGGTGCTCTTCCTCAATGGATTTCTACTGCAAATGATGTTTGGGAATTTGGTCTCACTTCTGGTCAGGCATGGAGTAATGATTTTGATAATTGTGATATACATATGTCATTTACAGAAACCATTCCCAATATTTATAAAATAGATGAACATTATACAAAATTCAATGCAGGCACCCATTCATGGACTGCTCCATCAGGTGTAAGTTCTGTAATAGTTGATATTATAGGCGGTGGTGGCGGTGGTTCTGGTGCTGCTAATAGGCAGGACGGGAACTCCAATTACCAATGGGGCGGTGGCGGTGGCGGCGGCGGTTCCGGTGGAAGAAATGAAACTACTGTAAGTGTTAATGCTGGGTCTACTTACTCTATTGTTGTGGGGTCAGGTGGATCTGGTAGTTCTGGTACTGCATATGGAACAGATTCATCTAATGGTTCTGATGGTGGAAATTCATCTGCCTTTAGTATTACTAGCAATGGTGGTCAGGGTGGTAGAGGTGTTGTATCACAAGAATCTGGTTCTGCTCAAGCCCTAAGTTCTGGTCGTGGCGGTAATGGTGGATCTCCTAATGGTGGTCAGGGTGGTTCTGGTTCCCGTGGTGGTTCTGGTCCTTCTGGTGGTGTTCATGAGCATGGTGATAGAACACCAACAGGAACAGGTGCCGGAACACAAGGAACAGATGGTGCATCTGGGGATTGCCGAGGCGGCGGTGGAGGCGGTTCTGGTATTACCAATTCTGGTGGACATGGTGGTGATGCAGATGGTGCTCGCAGCGGAACAAATGGTGAGAATGGCGGCGGAGGCGGCGGTGGTGCTGCTGAACAGGGTGGTGGTGGTCCATCAGGAACTTTAGGACATGCTGGTGATGGTGGTGATGGATATGTATCATTATCCTGGCAAGGAACCGCTGATCCAAATGATTATATTGCCGCAACTGGTGGGTCAATAATCACTGATGGTGATTATAAAATACATAAATTTGAAAGTAATGGGACATTTGCTGTTCAGTCTTTGGGGTCCCCTGGATATAATACTGCTGAAATTTTAATCTCTGCTGGTGGCGGTGGCGGTGGTGGAGATATAGGTGGCGGTGGCGGTGGCGGTGGAACCAAATTGGAGGTGATTCAGTCTAATGCTTTGGCACCAGATGGTGGGTCAGGATATTCTCAGACCGTCACTCAATCACATCATTTTGCACAGGGACGATACGGTTGGACAGATAATCCCACTGGTCCTGGAGGTGGTCCTTATGGTCCATATCAAGTTGATGGATTATCTACTATTTCACTTACTGGAATTTATGGTAAGCAGGTTTCTCATAATGGTGAGTGGCATCATAATCATGCCCTAGAATATTCTTTTGATAATAACACTTGGATTCATGATCCAACTGTATCATGGATAGGGTGGTCTGGTTCTGATGCCAGCAATGGCGGCCAGGGTAATTATTACCCAGGTCATGGTAGAGACCAACAATTTTCTAATACAAATAGTTTTAATATTTCCAATTCTACTGGATACTCTCAAATATGGATAAGAATAAATGGATTTTGTGAACGACATCAATTGGATGTTTATTATACTATTAGTACATGGGTAACTACTCCTAGTACTGGTTCACATTCTGTAACAGTTGGTGGTGGTGGTTCTGGTTCTACGGGCACAGGAAGTCAAGGTGGGACATCTTCATTTGGTTCTCTTTATTCTCTTACTGGTGGTGGTGCTGGTGGAAGTTCTTCTGGAAATTCAGGATCTAATGGTGGTTCTGGAGGTGGTTCTGGAGGTTCAAGTGGAAATGGTCAAATAATGCCAGGTATTTCTGGGCAAGGTCATGCTGGTGGAATTTCTCCTACCAATAGTTCTAGTGGTGGTGGTGGCGGAAAAGGTGGTCCAGGATCTGATGGAGTTTTTATTGGTGGGCATGGAGGGTCATCATTCATAGGATTAGGACATGTAGTCGGTGGTGGTGGATCAGGAACTTCCAATTCTGCTAATGGTGGTGTTCCTGGAGATGCAGGGACTTTTGCTGGTGGTGGAGGTAGTTCTGGAAATAATGGATTACATGCTGATCAATATCATGCTGGTGGAGGCGGTGGCGGTGGTGACGGCGCATCTACTGGTGGTAATGGTGGATCTGGTGTTGTTTTGGTGAAATATAGATACCAAAGTCTCGTTCCTACCTATATTGCAGCTACAGGTGGAACCATAACTTATGATGGTGATTATAAAATACATACCTTTACCGCTAATGGAACTTTTAATATAACACAATTAGGAACCCAGCAAAACGTTGAAACTCTAGTTATTGCTGGAGGTGGGGGTGGTGGACACCCAAGAGGAGGCGGCGGCGGTGCTGGTGGATATAGATTTGATGCTGATTTATCAGTTACACAAACTTCTTACTCTATAAGTGTTGGTTCTGGTGGTGCTGGTGCTGCATACGATGGAGGTCAAGGGAGTGATGGGAACAATAGCGTTTTCAATACCATCACTTCAACAGGCGGTGGTGGTGGTGCTGGAGACCATACTGGAAACAATGGTCGCACGGGTGGTTCTGGTGGTGGAGCATTTGCTGGTCCTGGAACTGGAGGTTCTGGTAATGCTGGTTCTTATACTCCAGTTGAAGGATATGATGGTGGGTCTTCTTCTACAAACCTATTTGCTTCTGGTGGTGGTGGTGGTGCCGGTTCTGTTGGGGGTCCTCAAAGTGGTAACAACGCTGGTGCCGGTGGGTCTGGAAGAATAAGTTCTATTACTGGGTCTTCAATTACTAGGGGCGGTGGCGGCGGTGGCGGAGCGCATGGCTCTGGTGGCGGCGGAGCTGGAATACCCGGTGCTGGTGGTTCTGGTGGCGGTGGTAGAGGTGGGACAACTGGGGCAGCAGGATATAACGGAACAGCAAACACAGGAGGCGGTGGAGGCGGTGGAGCGGCTTCATCTGGTGTTGGACGTACTGGTGGTTCTGGGATAGTAATAATACGTTATAGGTATCAATAGGCAAAAATAAAATGGCACATTACGCAAAAATAGATGAAAATAATATTGTCATTGATGTAAATGTTATTGACAATGATATGGAAGAGACCATGGGCGAAGAAGGAATTATCGCATGGCTTTTGGAAGGTTGGGGAGGTCATAATTGGATTAAGACTTCTTATAATGGGACTATTCGTAAGAATTTCGCAGGAATTGGATATACTTATGATTTAGAAGATGATGTATTCATTCCATCCAGACCTTGGGAATCATGGGTTCTTAATAAAGACACATATCAATGGGAACCTCCTATTAATAAACCTGATAATACTCATGTTTATATTTGGAATGAAGAAACAGTATCATGGGATTTATATTTATCGGAATCCGAAAAGAGAATGAGTCATACTAATGTATAAATACTCAATAGAGGAATATTAACTGTGGCAATATACGCAAATTTAACTATAGATCAGGGGTCTGATTATACTACTGAATTACAAGTAGAAGATGTTAGTGGTGCACCAGCTGATCTTACTGGATATACCGCTGCGGCTGAGATTCGTAGGTCCACAAGATCTAATACAATGTATCCATTCACAGTATCCATACAATCACCGAGTGTACAGGGTCTAATAACTTTAAAACTACCAGCTACCGTATCTAATACAATGAAGCCTGGTAGGTATTCATATGATGTCGAAATTAAGAAAACGAGTACAAGTGATATAACTCGTGTCATAGAAGGTCAGGTTGTAATATCTGGCGGTATAACTAGGAGCATCTAGAATGGCATTGAAAGGGAAATTAACCGAGCCCAAAACTTTACAAGTCAAATCCTTATCTCATGTTTCGTCACAGAAATTGGGTGGATTAGTTGATGTAGATACATCGGCACAAGAAGATGGTTCGATAATTATGTGGGATCAATCTACTTCCTCTTACAAAGTAAGACCGGATGTAGAGAACCCCAATTTAGCAATCATCGGAGGGTCCTTCTAGTATATACTAGAATTAGGATATCTCGAACATAACTACATCAAAAAACTAATAAAGGAGACATTAGAATGTCTGGCACTATAATTAAAACTAAGTTTAGCACCTCGAATGCCGCACCCGTAGCTGGCTCATTATCGACAGGTGAACAAGCATATTCATTTAATTCGGGAAAATTATATATAGGTGATGCCACTGCAGGCACCACGGCAAATGATCTTATCGGTGGTAGTTATTTTACTGATAAATTAGTTCATGCATTAGGAACATTAACAGCAAATTCTGCGATTCTTGTAGATGGTAGTAGTAAGATTGATGTATTAAATGTAGATAATATCACATTAGATTTAAATACTATATCAACTACTAATGCTAATGGACATTTAATACTTAATCCTAATGGCACTGGCGATGTGCAGGTTCAGGCAACTACTCTTGCTGTTGTAGGAAATCTTACCGTTTCAGGAACAACTACTACCACAGGTGGTTCCACATTAGGCAATATTAATATTGCTGTCAACACAATATCTGCTACCAATACTAATGGCGATATTATATTAACACCTAATGGAACTGGTGATGTTAATATAATAGGTACACAGACATTAGGATTACCAAGAGGCACAGATGCACAGCGCCCTGCACAATCAACAGCAATTAATGGTGCTATTCGATACAATACTTCAGATAATAGATTTGAAGGTGTTGCTAATGGTGCTTGGACAGGACTTGGTGGTGTTGTTGATGTCGATCAAGACACCTTTATTACAGCAGAAAAAACAGCAGATGATGATCATTTAAGATTTATGGTCGGACCAGCTGTTGGTGGGACAGAGAAAGCAACAGTTAATACCACTGGTTTTAATGTAGATGTCATTAATGAATTGACAGCAAATGCAGGAATACTATTATCTGATAATGTAGATGTTGGCACCTCTGGAGTTCCAGCTAATCTAACAGTTTCCGGTAATCTTACTGTAGAAGGAACTACTACCACAGTCGAATCAACTACTGTATCTATTACTGATAGAGTAATGGTACTGGCATCTGATGCTGGCACAACGGCTGATACATTGGAACGTGGTATTAATTTCAAGTATGGTGATGGTTCTGCGGTTCAGACTGGTTTCTTTGGTATGGATATGGGGTCTAAAAGATTCTCATTTCAATCTGTATTAGGGACTGGCGATACCGCACCAGATGATGATGAATTTGTTGCACCATGGGGTGATGCACAGTTTAACTCTTTGTTCTTATCTGGTAATAATACTGTTACTGGTAATTCTATTATCGGCGGACTTTCCACGATTGGTGGAACTCTTGGGGTTACTGGTGTCGGTACGTTTAGTAGTAATGTTACTGTCGCTGGAACTTTTGGTGCCACTGGCATCGGTACATTCGGTAATAATATAACTGTTGCCGGAACAACTCTTAGCACAGGTAATCTTACTGTTGGTGCAGCTAATAAGTTCTTAGTCACTGCGGCTTCTGGTAATACAGCAATCGGCGGAACTCTTGCTGTTACAGGTCTTACTACGGTTGGCGGAACTCTTGTTGTTACAGGAGTCACGACACTAACAGGTTTGCTGAATGCTGATGGTGGAATAGCAGTTGATACTAATAAGTTCACTGTTGCAGATGCCACTGGTAATATAGTATCTGCTGGCACAATGACTATTGCTGGGGCAACAGTCCTTTCTTCCACATTAAATGCTGTTGCTGGAGTCGATTTTGATTCAACACTGAATGTTGATGGTGCAGTTACTCATAAATCAACAACTCATTTGGGTGCTAATGCAGAAATGAAAATTACAGCAGCTGGTGTAATGACACATGGCACTATTGATGGAACTGGTGTAACAATAGATTGCGGAACATTCTAATAATAATAATTTAGTAATACAATCTTTGAGGGGGTGCTTCGGCACCCCTTTTTTATTATAAATAGATATAAATATAAATAGTTTCAGTGGGTATATACCCATTTAATTCTACAGAGAACCATATATATGGCCACACAGTTAAAGATTAAACAATCTTCGGTTGCAAGTAAAGTCCCAGTTGCTGCTGATTTAGTACAAGGTGAATTAGCACTTAATACTGCGGATAAGAAATTATATTCCAAGGATTCGTCCGGTAATATAATTGAGATCGGTGGTGCCGTTGCTGGTAATCT